CGATACCCACTTCGATCCTTCGAAGAGGGGTATGGAAGCAATGACTTCGGAAGAGATTTGTTTTCCGATCAGTTCGAACATTGGGATTTGTTTCAATCTTGAATGTATCATCTTCTGGAGTGGCTTCAGAATGGTGCACTGCCAGTTGTTCTTGGTGATGACCCTTGCCTTCAAGGGGTCTTCAACAATCTCCATCTTAGCTTGAAGCTGAGATGGGAGAGTTTCCAAGGCAACACGCTTGTATTCTTCTGAAATCACCCTGAGAGGGTGGCCTCGTAGTTCACCACTGGCGTCCATAGACACGAGATCGTAGTCTAGGGATTGTGTAGGAGGTATGCGAAAGGGCTCCTTTGTGGCCTTGGTTGGTGTCGTCACTCGCCCCTCGAGTCTATCGATCGTCTCTTTGATGAGCTCGAGCGTAGATTTTTTGGTGCGAAGCGGCCTAACAAGGTGCAAAGGGTGAGCTTCTTTGAACATGAACTCCTGCGCGCCGCCAGCGGCACGGGAGGATTCGAAACAGGACTTGTTCGTCACGGACCAAGGTCCGGGACGGTGATCCCAACTGATAGGAAAGAGAGAGTCGGTGACACGTTCGATGTGTTGAAGGACTTCAATCGGTGTGACACGAACGGCGGTAAGCCGTTCCTTACAACCCCGAATGGCCTCTAACTTGAGCCTTTTCGACAGTGGCGGTAGATACCGCTTGATCTGAAGAATGCTGGTCGCAAGTGAGATGGCCCTTCGAGAGGGGCGTTTGGGTTCACACTGAAAGAGTCGTTTGATGTAACGACCGTATTCACCGGAGAAGAGAGTAGCCACAGGACTCAAGAAATCCGGGCGACTTGGCAATTCGTCTCCAAGTAGCATGGGGAGGTAGATAGCAGTTAAGTACTTCACAAGCTTCACAGCTTCTGAATCACTAACATGACAGAACAGATCAACGATATTATCGATTGATGTTTGTTCCCGCTCATGTCCTGCTACGCTATACCCATCACATGCTAGGAGATTCTTGATTGCGCGACAAGTCGCCACACAGAGTTCCTCAGTGAAGGTTGACGAGAAAGATACCGTTGACCTGGCCAGTGAAATGGCAAGTTTCGTAGACCGAGTCATTGTGCTTCGGCGCAAGCACTCGTGTTGATATTGTACTAGTAATAGTAGACAAGGAGGTACACGAACC